AAAAAGTTGTTTGAGCCTTGTCGCGCCAAATCTTTGTATATAGGAGTCAGAACTTAAAAGCCCATCCGAACCTTGTGGGTCGGGATTTAAAAGAATGGAAACCGGTCCATAAGTACTCGGAACAAATTGTAATGGTTGGTAAGGGTTTCCATTAGGAAGTCTGTCTTGGTCAGGTCTAACTGTCTCAAGATTAGCAATGACCTCACCACCATCCAAACTGTTATTTGTTGAGTATGCATTTAATGGTCTCCAAGCAGGAGCGACTCCAGGATACCCCTTATCTCTTGCGATTGGGGCTTCATCAACAATTCTAGCATCTCGATAATCATACTCCCCCTCGTTAGATTTTGAGTTCAATAGAGCTCCTGGGTCAGGTACTTGTTTGTAACCTCCATCTGCCCCATATTGATTTAGCGGATATAAACCATCTGCAAACGAAGGTGTATCTATAAGTGAGTCGGGGGAATCTTTAACCGCATAATCAGACTGTGTATATTCAAAATTAACTGGCGGGGATATTCTTCTTGGGGACTTGGCATAAGGAGTCAAGTTCCTTGTCATCAGTTTTTTTCTGAAAGCATCTGAACTTGCAAAATCTAAAGTTGTCCCCATTTAATTATTTTATTATAAATAGGTTGAGGATTATTTTTTCGAAAGTTTACTTTGTTCTTTCTAGTTCTTTGGACTTTGATAACCAATGATTATAAACTAATTTTTTGAACTCATCGGAAATAATGTATTCTTCAAATTTTTGTGATGACATTCCTGGAGGTGTGACCACTTTGAATGTGACTTCTCCTGTGAAATCTACTATATTTTTAGATTCCTTAATTTCAGTTTTGTTTTCAGATAAAACGTAATTTTGTAGGGCTTGTTGTTGGTTACCGAATAAAATCGAACTTACCACAGGCTCTACCTTTGCCGCTGTGGTTGATTTTCCCTGTGTGGATGTTACCCCGTAATTCTTCGCCTCTGTCTCTAACCTGTTCATGAAATCTTGGTATTGCTTAGCAATAAAACTATTACCACCAACTTGCCCTTTAGATTCCCCAAGTTTTTCGAGTGTTGATTTAGCATACCCTAATAAGTCCGACTTTATCCCCTTGCTTCCTGATTCTAGTTCAGCTAATGTTTCTTTAATAATTTTATTAACATCTTCCCCTCCAACCGCTTTCTGAATTTTATCCTGTGCACTTGTAAAAATTTTTTCGAACGTATTTCTAAATGCTTCTGTGTCAGAACCTCTTTCAGACAGTGCTCCTGTTGTTATAGTTGCAGCTTTATTGATTGCATCAATATTATCCCTAACAAACCTAGCAGAAACGACACCATTATAATATGCTTTGTTTATTGATTCGAGAGCTGCTTTGGCAGCATCAGAAGATTTTAACTGAGCCCTTGCAATATCTTCTACGGTTTTTGGTGACTCCTTTTGTTGTTTAATTAATTCATCAAATTCTTGTTGTGTTAGGTCAGATAATTTTTTCTCAACACCGCTGTCCATCTTGATTGTATACTCACCTTCAGTATTCATTGCACCCAAGTTGGCAATGTATTGTTTGTCTTCCTCTGAACCGAATTTAATGGAAGGTTTTATTTGAGAGAGTCTTTTATCTAATTCTTGAGCTGCAATCGATGTTTTGGCTAAATTATCATAACTAATTCCAGTTTCTTTATGCAACTCCTTCATTGTAAGTATTCCTTGGGGACTTATCTTGAAGGTTTTTGTTTTCTCATCGAAATAAGAAAACTGTTTGGTCATGTTAATCAAGGATTCTTGTAATGCTCCGGGGTCATTGATTGAAGCATTCATTAATGCAAATGGGTCTCCTAGTTGTCCAACCGCAACTCCAAGTCTTTGTAATCCCGCCGCCATGTTAATTGCACCTTCGGGGTCTTGTACTTTGTTTGCAAATTCAAGTGCGTCACCCATGTTGAATTTTACCATAGCAGCTTGAGCTGCCATTTTGGTCATTCCTTGTACCCCATTTTGAAAATTAAACTTATTAAGGTCAGACATGTTCGTAAGAACAACACCCATAACACTTTTCGTATTGAGTCCCAAATTTTGAACATTAACCACCGCTTCACTCATTTGAGGTCCTATGAGAGACGCCTGATAACCTGCATCTGAAAAAGACTTTACCAATGTTTTACTGTCTTCCCCTAAAACTTCGCTAGTTGCATATATACCTGAAACAATCTGCTCGTTCATTAATACATTTCTTTGGAGAGCGTCTGAAATTTTCTCCATTGTTTGAAATGTATCTCTTATACTACCCCCTAATCTTACTACTTTAGGTTCCGCTTCTGTAATCGCAGCCATTACAGCTGATATTCTTTGTCTAGATTGTCCGAAAGTATTGTTCAGTTGTCTACCATACTCGTCCATGTTAGCAATTGCTTGCTTGAACTTGTCTGGGTCCAAGAGTTTGAACTGGTCTAAAATACTACTTAAATAATCTTTACTATTTTGTTGGTCAGGATTTTGCATCCAAATTATTTTTTAATAAATAGAACAATGAATTGTTTTTAACTCTTATTGTTCATTTCGAGCCACTTATCCAAAAGGTATTTACGGGCAAATATTGGCATCTGAATAAAGTCAGACCAACTAATTTTCATTAAGGTGTTTAGATAATAAAACTCATCTAATTGTCCTTTTCTATAGTCCGAAGAAAGGGCGAAAAAATTCAACCCCAAAACCAACATTGACCGTTAGTTTTTCTCCTGATGGGGTTGTTACTTCTCTTTTCATTTCGAGTCTGGGTTCATTTTGGTCCAAAAATCTTCTTATGAATTTGGAATCCATTATAGGCATTATTTCAAGTGATTTTGCAATTTTTCCCTTGTCGGTCTCTCCGTCGAGTTCAACAATCTCTCTTCCTAATCTCCATGTTACACTTGGAACTACTCTTCCTTTTGGATAGTTTTCTTCAAACTTTCTTAATTCCATTATCTCACCATACGTTAGGGGCCTCAACTTTACAGTTACCCCTGACTTCGGTAATGAAGTTAGAAAAGTTCCATCATCTTGTGGTTGTTCTCCTTTTGTAATATTCATTTCATCAAGCATAACTTGAGTTGAAAAAGGTTTCCCTGTTTTGGGGTCAGTCGCTGTTACATTCATTTCAGGACCGAATGAAGTGTTTCTTAAAAATACAAGTATAGCTTCTACGTCCCCTTCCAACAAATCTTCAATTTTTACATCAGGTTCATAGATTTTAGCCCTCAATAGATTACTTGTCAAATCAAGTCCCCCACCCATAAGGATGTTTTCATCAGATGCCGTAAGATAACCTACTTTAAGTGATTTCTTCTTGTTTTTATAAAACACACCTTGTGAAGGTAGTGGTACCACGTCATGTGGTAATGTTAAATTATTTTGTCCGTACTCTCTTGATTTGTCTTCCATATAAAAAAATAACCGTGAAGTTTATGTCTCCACGGTTAAATATAAAAAGTATTGATTTTTTATAAAGAGTATTAGTAAACTAACACACATCTATCCATACGTAATTCCGCAGTAATGTCTGCCAAAGCGTCTGTCGAATATCCTAAAGCCCCAAAGTCAACACTTGTTAGGAATGTTCCGTAAAGAATCCACTTTTCAACAACAACTCCTGTTGGGTCCAACATCTCGAGGTCCACATCTTTTTTATAACCTGCCGCATATCCCATACGACCTGTTACAGACTCCGCATGTAGACGCACCCACTCCATAAGAGCTTGAGATGCTGAAGGACCAATTGGGTCTCTGAATTTAACTGAAATAGGGTCCCAATTGAATCTTCCCGCAACGAATGTTGAAGTATTCAAAAATTGAATTTCAGTACCTGCAATTTTGATTGAAGGTCTTTTTGCGCTCTCCACGAACCATTCGTTGATACCCAAGCTTGAGGGGAATCTCAATATGAATCGATTCTGACGTTTCGGTTCATACGGTATCGGCATTTTCATTAGTAAATCAGCCATGATATATTAGTTTTTTTTTGTTTCTTCGTTTATATAGTATAAATATAGTGAGTTCAAAAATATTTCTATTGACTTTTTTTTATAAAACTATATTCATTTATTTATATTCTTCTTTGCCTTTACCAGTAAAATAAGTTCTCACTTGGTCTTCTGGTTTACCTTTATAATGTTTTCTCATAACTTCTATATTCTTTAAATCGTCATCTGAAAACCCTATTGTAGGTTTCTTCGGTATAAAATTATTACTAACATCATTTTTAAGATAGGCTTTCTTATTTAATTCATGTGCTAGTTGTTTTATGTGATTTACAAACTCGTCCATAGCCATGATTTTTAACTCTTCAGGACTTGCCGCTCCTTGGTCTTTCCCAAAAGTAACAGGGTGGTATCTGTTAATGTCCAAATATGTTTTAATCATTTCCTCATCAGACATTTCTTCTTCGTCGGTAAAATCTCTATATTTTCTTAAGTTCTTTATAAGTTGGTCTTTATCTATACCACCAAATCCATCAACAATATAATTGTAAACAGCTTGCTTAAGTGTCCTTGGATTATGTCCTCTTGCGGTTATTATTGCAAAAACAGAACCATTATTAATAGCTTCTTTGAAGTCATCAAATGCCGGTCCTTTTTCGGCTTTCATTGCATCTATTAAAAATGTCTTGTCTCCTTCTGTTCTAAAATTTCTAAAAGCATTTTCAGCATAACCAACAATCGTATCACCATTATATTCTACAGGGCCCTTACCAATTTTTTCTCTGTACTTTGCAAAGTCAGTAGTGGACATACCTACCTCATCACCCATATCATTTTTTAGAACTATTTTTGTTGGCATGTGCACAATGTTGTCATCCCAATCGAAAGCGTAATATTTCATATCAGGAGTTCCCTGTTCCTCAAATCCTTCTTTGAACTCTTTTTCCATTTTTGGCTAAAGGGGGGACAAGTCCCCCCATTTTATTAGATATTTTCAAACGAAGCTCCTGTCGGTGTGATAAAGAATTCAATATCAATAAATTCTAGAGCTTTCGTAGGTTTAAGGTAAATTTTACCTGTGAGTGTGTTTCTATCCAAATCTTCAGGAGAAGAAGATACCGTTACACGGAAGTCATAAAGACCTCTATCTCTTCTAATACCATCAAGAATAGGATTAACACTATCGAGGAATTGTTGTCTTACGATTTGGTCGTTTTGTTCAAACAACAATCTTACAGCAACAGCCGAAATTAACTTACGAGCCTGTAACAACAATCTTCTAACATTCAACCTATTAAGTGCTGAATCAGCGACTTGGAGAGTTTTGTTACCCCAAATTACGGTTCCTACATCAGAGAAAGTTGCGATTGGGTTGATTCTACCTTGGTATAACGTATCTCTATCCTCTTGTGTTAGTTTTTGTCTAGCTTTAATTGAGTTAACAAGACCTCTTGTATAACCCGCTGACGCGAACCATGGGAAAGAAATATTATCTGTTAGTGCCAAATTTCTAACGACCTCACCTGTTGGTGGTAAATAAATTTGTGTGTTGTTAACTGTATCTCTCACAAGAATCCATGGATAGTATGTTGCAGTGTAATTAGAATCAATTCCTGTATTATCTAAATTATCTACAGCTTCTTGAGAATAGATTACATCGAACTGACTTGTTCCGTCTGGAGTATACATTTGGTAGTCAGGTGTTGTAACAATATAAACAGAATCCGCTCTTTGGAATTGAATCATATCAATAGCTTCTTCACAAAGATTTGAGTTATTAACATAATCAATACTTGATGTTGCAAATACGTTAATATTTGTTGCTTCAGGGTTTTGATATGTCAAGATACCCAACAAGTAAGCGTAGTAGTCAGTATTTGCGAAGTCACTTGTGTTATTCTGTACAGTAATTCTCTTAAACAATCCGTCACCTGTCGCTGTTGGGTATTTTGAAGATGGTGATGCACCTGCCAAATAACCCGAAGAACCTAATTGGAATCTATCTTGGTTAGTTCTGAACTCTCTGTATATATCCCATCCATCAAATCCACCAGCAAAACATACTGTGTACTTTCTGGAATAAATGAAATAATATGGATTTTCTTGAGTGTCGGGGTCTGCTGTAAAGTCTGCGGTACCACATTCAAAAGCTGTTTCACCACTTGTTTGAAATGAGTTTGAAATTGTAACAACAGTAGCTCCAGAGTCCATGTGGAAACCCTTACTCAAATAATTGAAGTTTTCACCTGGTACTTCAAAAGATGAACTTACCCAGTTAGTAGGATTTTGTTTTCCTTTGTAAGAAAGGAAAGATTCATCGACACCATATTGTGAAGAGAAACCAAGATAACTTCTTCTTATGACATCTCCTGATGACTCAACAGTATTTGAACCTCCAGAGGATGTTCCGAAAGGAGGATTCATTATTGTTTCTCCAGGATAAAAATACTTTGTTTTGTACTTAATCATTGGTGAAGGATTATCTGTTGTTTCATATTCTCTTTGAACGTACCCGTAGAAACCACAAGGAAGAGCATCTATAGGTGCTCCGTCCGCCATTTCAACCATAATGTATTTAGAAATCAAAGCATATTCACCATTGGAAGAACCAATCTTTTTAGCCACAAAGTTGTTAGAAAGAGGGTCCATATTACAATTTGTGAATTTCTCGATTACAACAGGATTATTATCTATA